CTGATATTGAAACAATTAAGATTGGTAATGGAACCGATCTTTATGGCAAACTTCCAGAGATAAATGTTCTGTACGCAGCATACCGTCTTTGCGATCCAGGGAATATTACAAGCGATACAGCGGCCAATTGGGCGGCGGATACAACAACGATCCTTGGAGTTGACGAGATAGGATATGAGACAGATACCGGCCTATACAAAATCGGGGACGGGGTAAATATCTATTCCGATCTTCCAGACCCTACAAGATATACAGCATCCAAATTTATTTCAAATCTTGGAATTGGATTAACATGCACAATGGGTGTGAATTGGGAGTATTATCATACAGATGGTCTGCACCCAAATCCATATGGAGCAAATGTTATTGCTGAGGCTGCATACAAGAAAGCAAATGATTACATCTCTCTTGGTGGAGATTCAAGAAACTTTGTATTTGCATGGGAAGAGCAGGAGCCACCTAATCTTGATCCTGTAAATAAGGTATGGGTTGGGCAGGGGACTCCATTCCATAAGACAGATAATTTTGACGCTGGCGTATCAACAAATGGAATTGGCGGAAGTTGGGAGGCGTTATCTGGACTATTTGGGAGAACATATGACGAAAGAGCATATGTAGTATCACCACACAACGGAACTGCAACATTTGAGGATGAATTTGTAAGAGATGAAAGTGCGACAACACTAGGCTCTCCTTGGACCGCTGGCGCTGGAACATGGGGTATTAAGAATAACCAGGCATATCTAGTTACAAATGCTGCAAATGCAACTGCATATGTTGACACCACAGTAACAGACCATTATGCAGAGGCTGTTGTCGGTTCTGATATTGATAATGGCTGGTCATTGGTATGTCGTTACAAGAATACAAGTAATATGCTTCGTTTGCGTGCAGCGCCTTCTCTTGGAGGGTGGATTGTAGAGAGTTATGTTGCCGGTGTTGCAAATACAATTGGAACACTTGCTCTTGTAACTACAGCATCAGGAACTGTTGCAAGACTACAAGTTTCTGGAACAAACGCATATGCCTTTATCAATGGCAAATCATATGGGCCATATACAATTCCTAATACTGGTGGACCTGATGGAACGGGTCTTACAACATATACAAATGCTGGCATTTATGGAAACACAAATGTAACTACAGATTCAAGATGGGATTCATTTAGAAGCGGGGCTACTCCAACAACTGATCCTTCACTTCTAATTTTCAACAGAATTGCTGTAATTGATGAGGGATGGTCTGATGGATATATTGGATTTACAGTAGGTCCAGAGGATAATGAAAACTATTATGGTCTTGCATTTAGAGTGCAGGATAAAGATAATTATTATGTATTCTATTCAAATACAACATATGGAACGCTTGTATTCGCAAAGGTAGTTGCTGGTGTTGCTACCAACCTCGATTTCATCCTTGGTGCATATGAAGAGGATGATTTTGTTGTTGCTCATATGAATGGAAATGATTTTGAATTCTTTGTTAATGGAGAATCTGTTATAACATATACAGACTCAACATATCCATCAAATACAAAGCATGGAATTGTAACATCATCACATACATTTAAAGATTACTGGTCGGGAGAGGTATTTATTGATGGTGCAAATGATGGAGATTCATATGTAAATACAACCACAGGAGAGATTTATGCTCAAATGAGTAATGGGCAGTTTGGTACAGCATCTGCTATTGGATATACATCTTCTGATGGTGTATTAATCCTCCCAACTCAAACATCTAATCCAACTGCTCCGTCAACAGGATATGGAAAAGTATTTATAAAGAATGTTGCTGGTAAAGAGGGATTGTGGTTGAGAAGTTCAACTGGATCACTTAAGCAAGTAACTGGTATGCCATATGATCGTACATTCTGGCAAACATACCCACAGAATACAACAACAATGAGAAATGCTGGTGCTGGTGCTGGTTCTGCTGTTACAGGAACACATTCAACACCGGGCATATCAACAGATGGATGGCTAGGAAATGTTGTTTCTGCTGGTGGTGCTGGTGTATCAGCAAATATTATTCCGGCAGCAGGAGTTGGCGCTCTCTATTATCGTGGAGCGTCAGGAGATAATTATGCAGGATTCTTTGCCCACTTTAGAGTTATGTTCCCTGACGCATCATATAATGAGTCTGGCGCATCTACAGGATCAAGAATTAATGTTGGTGTATGGAGCGCAACATCTGTTGCCGCAACAGATCGTGCAACTGGTGTTCACGGTGTAGGATTCCAGCGAAACAGCGTCAACGGAGGAACTATAGATACAGAATGGCAGTTTGTAACATCAAACAATACTGGATCATCAACAGTAACTCCTACAACAATTACTTTTGCCGTAAGCAAAGTTTATGATGTTTATATTTGGTGTCCAGCGGGTTCATCAACAATTTATGGAAGAATTGAAGATGTTGCTGCTGGTACAAGTTGGGAAGGCTCAAATACCGGAACGCTCCCAGGAACAACAACAGCATTGTTCCCAATTATTGATGTTAGGTCTATAAATGCCGTGGCAAGAAACTTTAGATATAGCAGAATGTATATCGAGTCTGACAAAGGTTGATAAATAGAGCATTTCATGGTATATTGTATTATTGGAGGTCGAATCAATGCAAATGAATGATTTTAATATTCTATTCCCATTGCAAAAAGTTAATCAAGAGAAACGAATTGTAACAGGAATAGCAACAGCAAACAATGTAGACCTTGCAAATGATGTTATTGAGTTTGAAGCATCACTAAATGCCTTTGCAAATTGGGTTGGAAATATTCGTGAAATGCACGATCCAAAGAAAGCCGTTGGAACGATGATTGATTATCGCCCAACCTCAATTATGTATAACGGTAAAATGTATGATGCTATTGAAGTTGATATTTATATTTCAAAAGGTGCCGAAGATACTTGGCAGAAAATTTTGGATGGAACTCTAAAGGGCTTCTCAATTGGCGGGAAGGCTTTAGAGAAGGAAAATAGATATGACCCTGAAACTGGTGAAGTAATAACACATGTAACCAAGTATTTAATGGGTGAATTAAGTGTCGTGGATAATCCATGTAATCCTACTGGAATGTTCATGCTCATTAAAAAAGCCGTAGATGGCACTCTTGTTGATGTATCAGAGGCAGAAAATCAGTCCGTTTTTTATTGCGAGACTCATAAATATGCTACAATTAATAATAACAAGTTCTGTCCTGAATGTGGACAAGAGATGAAAGAAATTGGGGTTGTTGAAACGTTTAACGCAGACGTTATCAATAAAGTGATATCCGATTTCGAAAATAGTAAAAAAGAAGGAGAATCAGGAATCATGGACTTGCATGAAAATACAAATAATGCTACTATAAGCAATATGAATGATTTCACTGACGAACAAAAGACTACTCTTTTAAAGAGACTAGGTTCTTTCCTATTTGATGGAGTATCAGCAACCCCAGCGGTGGCTCCTAATGTGACTGTAAATATTCACAAAGGATTGCTTATTGATGAGGTAAAAGAAGTCGAAGATAAGGTTGAAAAGTCTGTCGATGAAATTAATATAGAAGAAAAGGATGACGCTGTTGAGAAGTCTGTAGACCTAGGCAGCGAAGTAGAGGATTCCAATAAGGAGGATGAAATGGATATTGAGGAACTTCTTAAGGGTGTAAGTTCTCTCCTTGATGAGAAACTAGGCGAAGTTAAGGCAGAAATCTCAGCAGAGGTTGACGCTAAGATTGATGAAATCAACAAGTCAGTGTCAGATTTTAAGGACGAGACAGATGCAACTCTAGCAAAGAATGCAGAGGAATTGGAGAAGGTAGCAAATACCGGAGCAATTCAGAAGTCAGTAGATATTGAGGAAGTAGAAGAAGATAAGATTGAGAAGTCTGTTTCTACAGTAGAAAGTTTTTGGGGCGGAATTTTTGTCCCAGGTGAATTCGCAGAGGCTCTCGGATACGATAGCTGAGTTTGGAAGGAGGAATAATGAGCGCAAGAGATTTACTAGAAAAGGTAGTTAATACTACAAAAATTGGTGCCGATGGTGGAGGTATTCTAAACGCCAAGCAGGCAAATCGTTTCCTAGACTATGTATTTGACCAGTCAGTTCTTATGAAAACTGCAAGAGTCGTTCGTATGTCTGAGCCAACAGTTGATATCGACAAGGTAGACCTTGGAAATAGAATCATGAGAAAGGCATCTGAGGGTGTCGATGATGGCGTAAATGCTGATCCTACATTCTCAAAGATTTCTATGACTACAGTTAAACTACGTCTAGATTGGGAACTAACAACTGAGGGTCTAGAGGATAACATTGAGGGTAATTCATTGGAAGATCATGTTGCAAGCCTTATGGCAAGAGCAACTGCTAATGACCTAGAGGATTTGTATATTCATGGTGATACAGCATCAACTGATCCACTTTTGAAGTCACTTGATGGTTGGAGAAAGAGAGCAAGAGCAGACGCCGCAGTTTATGACGCAGCAGGAGCAAACTTGACACGTCAGGTTTTCGACGCAGCACTTCGTCAGATGCCTAACAAGTATCTACAGCGTAGAAGTTCACTAGTTTGGACTACATCAAGTTCACTACTACAGGATTACGCATGGAGTTTGTCACTAGATGTTGCTGCTACTGGTGGTCCATCAGCAGGTTCAACAATGGGTGATGCTATTGTTAACGCAGGTCTAGGTGGTGCTCAGGGCGGTGGAGCAGGTGTTGCATCTGTTGCAGGTGTCCGTCCATTTGGTATCAGCCTAATGGAAGTACCTCTATACGAGGAAACAGAAGCAGGAGATTACTCAGGTGCCACAGGTGACCACGGTGTTGTAGAACTAACATTCCCCAACAACCGTATCATTGGTATCCAGCGTGATATCGTAGTCTACCGTGAGTTTAAGCCAAAGAAGGATGCTATTGAGTATACTCAGTATATCCGTGTTGCAAATCAGATTGAGAATGCAGAGGCTTATGTCCACGTAAAGAACGTAAAGGTTCGTTCATAAGACTAATTAAAATTTGTGAATTGTGTGAAAGGGATCAGCAAATGCTGATCCCTTTTCATTTATATGCTATAATATTCACATGGAAGATACTGGAAATGCAGCAGAGATAATAGCGGGAAAACTTGATGCTGGAACTATTGTATTTGATTTTTCGGGAGGTTTGATGGAAGGAAAGATATGCGTATTCATGAGGCGTGGTGCCTCATATTCGTATGACAATGTTAAATTTACAAAAGAACATCCATTTCAAATGATAGAAGAGGCAGCGGCAAGACACCTAATATCTTCCCAACCTGACAAATTTGAAGAGGCAACTAGGGATCAGGTAAGAGATTTTTATAACAAATCTTCAAAAACTGGACCGCAAAGAATGAGAATGGTATAATATGACGAAGGAGTTTTTCAATGTCATCATTACCAATCAAAAAAACTTTAGATGTTAGAACCGGAGATACTTTTTATTTTTCTTTTTGCATAAAAGATAAAGATGATCTTGGTGTTATAACAGTAAGAGATATTACAGGATATACAGCATCTGGACAGATTAGAAAGTATCCTTCAAATGACAGTCTGCTTATATCAGATATGACATTCTCATCAACAGCGGATGAATTAATTAATGGAACAATTGTTATGAAGATTGATGCGTTAGATACAGCAGATTTTGAATCTGGAAGTTATTTTTATGATATATATGTTGATGATGGCAATGGAATTATTTTAACATACTTTACCGGCAAGTTTATTGTCGATCCAAGGATAACTGATTAATGTCAGAAGAAATTATAAGCATTGTTAATGAAAACGAAGTTAACATAGTAAATGAAGCAGAGATAGAAATTATTCATCAAGGACCACCCGGGGCGGCTGGTCCTTCTGGCGCTGCAACTGTAGATGCAATAGGGAATGTTTCTGTCTCTACCGCTGGTGTTTCTGGAAGTGGAGTTGGACTTCATATTGCTGGCGGAAGTAATATAACTCTTAATCATAGTATTGATAATCAAGATATAACAATTTCAATCATTGGAAATTCTACAACCCCACAAACTGTCCAAACACAGAATATGGTGTCCATTCTTGGAAGTTCTGGAAATATTTCGTTTGTAAATTCAAATGGAATAACATTTGGCGGAAGCAACTCAACGATAACGGCGAGCCACAATGCTCTTACAACTCAAACAATTCAGACTGCTGGCATGGTTCGTTCGCTTAACGGTTCTGAGGGCGTTATGTCAATTTCAGGGGGTAATGGTGTAACTGTAGGTAATACAGGTAGCACTATCACACTATCCGTAGCAAACCAGTCCGTGCAGACGCAAGGTATGGTTTCACTGAATGGATCTACTGGAAATCTTTCACTAGAAAATGCTAACAATGTTTCTTTCGGCGCTACTGGATCAACTATTACCGCTAGCGCTTCTTATCCAGCACAGTCAAGTCTTTCATATGCCGCTGGCGGAATTATAAGCACAACTCTTAGCGGATCAACTTTGACAATCTCTGCTACCGTTCCATCACAGACAAGCCTTTCATTTGTTCAGCAGGGAGCAATTGTAACAAGTCTTAATGGATCAACACTATCTATTTCTGCTCCAACACAAACCGTCCAGACACAGAACTCAGTTGCTATCCAGAATTCTTCTGGAAACATCTCCTTTGCAAATGGAAATGGAGTAACTTTTGGTGGAAACAATTCTACAATAACTGCTAGTGTAAATATTCCAGCACAGACAAATCAGTCTATTGGAGTTTATGGATCGTCACAGACAACAGGTCAATCTTCTTCATCAACTTATGACGCAAGATCATTAACAATTCGTGGAGCAGGAATTGTATCTGTAGGAAATTCTGGCGGAGAAATAATCATTTCTGCTACTGCTGCTGGTGGCCCTGGTGGTGGAGGGGCCGCTATTTCCGCTGGAAGTCAGACGGGAAATACCACTGGAACGATAGCATTTTCAAATTCAAACAATGTTTCATTTGGAATGAGCAACAATTCAGTTGTTACTGCTAGTGCATCATTTAATCAGACGGTCCAGACGCAGAACTCAGTTCAGGTACAGGGAAGTTCTGGAAACATTTCTTTTGCTAATGGAAATAACATAACGTTTGGAGCAAATAACTCAACAATTACTGCATCTGCTTCATTCAATCAAACCAATCAAACTATCGGTGTTTACGGATCAGGGAATACAGCAGGAACATCTAGTGCAACAGCAGACGCAAGGTCGCTGTCTATTGCTGCTTCTGGATCGCTTACTGTAAATGTATCTGATGGAGTCATAAGACTTTCTGCACCAAATGTTTTAACTACCGCTATGGCTTCAAATAGAGGAAGTGATTTCGTACAAGCTACCGCTGGTTTTGCAGGTACAAATGCAACCGGAACAATTGCTTCAAATGGAATTTCTGTTAGCGTAGCTGCTCCTGTTGCACAGACAAATCAGACAATAGGGCTTTATGGATCATCAAACACAAGCGGTACTTCTACTGGAACAGTAGATGCTCGCTCCCTGACAGTCGTTGGTAAGGGTGGCGTAAGTGTTGATATGACGAACGGACAGATCGTCCTTTCGGGTCAGACTACAACTCCACAAACCGTGCAAACACAAAATATGGTTTCCGTGCTTGGAAGCACAGGAAATATTTCTTTTGCGAATTCAAACGGAATTTCATTTGGTGGTAATGGATCAACAATTACTGCAAGCTATACGGTTCCTAGCGTTCCCGCTCAAACAAACCAAACTATAGGGCTTTATGGATCGGGAAATACCTCTGGAACTAGTACGGGTACAGTAGACGCACGATCACTTACATTTAATGTAGCCGGTTCACTTACTGTTGATATGACAAACGGAAAGGTGAATATTTCTGCTCCTAATGCCATCACAACAGCAATGCAGAGCGGTGCCTCAACTCAATTCGTACAAGCAAATGCTGGATTTGCGGGGACTAATGCGAACGGAACAATTGCTTCCAGTGGTATTTCTGTGTCTGTTCCAGCACAAACTAATCAATCAATAGGACTTTATGGGCTTGGTAATACATCGGGCACTTCAACTGCTACTGTAGATGCAAGATCACTTTCAATTTCTGCTGCTGGATCTATCACAGCAGATATGAGCGGTGGAACAATTCGCTTGTCTGTGCCAAATGCTATTACAACCGCTATGGCATCAAATAGAGGTACAGATTTTGTGCAAGCCAATGCAAACTTTAATGGCACAAATGCTAGTGGAACTATCGCTTCAAATAATATATCAGTATCAGTTGCAGCACAATCAGCACAAACTCTAGGGGTATATGGTTCTGGAAATACCGCTGGAACAAGTTCTGGAACTCTAGACGCTCGCTCACTAACTTTTGATGTAGCCGGTTCTTTGACCGTAAATATGTCAAATGATGGCAAGATTCATTTTAGTGCTCCCAATGCAATTACAACTGCTATGGCCTCTAACAGAGGTTCTGACTTTGTTAATGCAACCGCTGCTTTCGCTGGCACAAATGCTAATGGAACTATTGCCTCAAATGGCATTTCTGTTTCTGTGCCTGCACAAACAGTTCAAACTCAGGGTCTAGTCCCTTCTGCTGGCGTAAGCACGGGTGGAAATACATCTGGAAATACTGGTCTTACTTCTGGCGTTCCACTTGTATTCCAGGGCGGGAATGGATTGAGACTCTCTCAGGCAACTGCTACAGATGGTGCAACAATAGTTATCTCTCAACTTTCTCAGGCATACGGTGTGTCTAGTGGTGGAAATACATTAGGTGATACTGGTGTTGTTCAATCTAGATTGGTTTTTGCTGGCGGTAATAACATTACACTTTCACAATCTACCGCTGCTGGTCAATTGGCTACTATAACAATCTCAGGACCAAATACAGTTGAACAGACAAATCAGACAATCGGGATTTATGGAAGTTCACAAACTACTGGACAATCATCCTCATCAACATACGATGCACGATCTTTGACAATTCGTGGTGCTGGTGTAGTAAGCGTTGGAAATTCAGGTGGAGAAATTCTTATCTCCGCATCTCTCCCAGCAGGGGCCGGTGATGGGTATAATATTCTTGCCGCTGGAACACAAACGGCTAATACAAGTGGAACAGTTGCATTTGTCAATTCAAATAATATTACGTTTGGCATGAGCAATAGTTCACAAATAACCGCATCGTTTAACCCTATTAATATTGGCGTTTCCACTGGTGGAAATACGGAGGGAACGACTGGAACTCTAGATGGTGGAGGGGCGCAGTTTGTATTTGTTGGTGGATCAAATGTAACTTTAAGTCAATCACTTAATGGGTCTAGTGGAACTTTATCAATTCATGCTGGACCTGATTACGATTTCTTTGAACCGCTACCTCCATTACAGTCTGGCTCAACAACGTTTGCCCCAGGAATCTCATCTTGGTATTTTCAGCCAGTTCTAATCCCTGGTTATATTGGCCCTGGCAGGCTGAATGTGCTGCATACAATGGGGTCAACTTCATCTAATATCCTTCAAGGTTCAAACGGCACTTCTTATGCAAGTAATACAACTGGCGGTGCCAGCCAATCATATGTTTTGTCAAGAGTTGTAGCACTTTATTCTAGGGGGGCTGGAACAAATAATACTCGTTTGGAGTCGATGTGGGCCGCTACCTTCCCCATTTCAATTTCTCATTCAGTAGGAGTAAGCCTAAGTAATGCTACTCAGATCACGGCGTCTAGACAGGTTGATGTGCGTTATCCATCGCAAGTTGATATTTCTGGAAATTCTACCATTGCTACATTGCAAGCGACCCATGCAACTTCGTCTGCTGGTTCAACTGTTGGCACGTCGTTCTTTACCTCGGCCTTGTCGAGCGTTTATAACGTCCTGTCTGGCGCAGTTATGATGCATATTCCAATTACTGCTGCGATTTCGCCGGGGAATTATTGGTTGGCTCACGGGTGGATTTCCGGGCATACTACTGCTGGATCGACTTTGCCAACCCCGCTTCCAGCACTTACGGCTTACGGTATCTATAACTCATCATCATATAATGCTAGGGCATTTGGTGTCACCGCCGCATCATCCGGTTCGCAATATAACCCAGGACACGGAGTCTACTCGGTCCAGTCGGCAGCGGCTCCAAATAATGTTGGTTTGAGGGAAATCAGGTCATATGCATCTAACGCAATTCCTTACTTCAATATTATGGCGTCGAGCGTTTCGTAATTATCAGATTCTATCTGAGCAGAGATATTATGGTATAATAGAAAAATGACAAAACCACAGATTGTAAGAATGGATAACTTGGAGGGCTATCATAATAATGATGACAGTAGTTCAAGCAGACTAGAAAATGGAAAGGCTTATAAAGACCTTTCAACAATTTGCATTGTTCCAACAAGAGGATTGATTCCGGCAAAGGTTGCACAATCTTGGATGGGAATGATGACACCAATGAATAATAAATTTACTAGAATTTTTGTTATTGGAATGGAAGTTGGAGATGCATATTCTCAAACTATTCAAGCAATTCTTGATAATGAGGAATTATCAAAATGGAAATATATATTGACACTTGAAGAAGATAATATGCCGCCACCTGACGGATTACTAAGGCTGTATGAAGGTATGGATGAATATGACGCAATTGGCGGGTTATATTGGACAAAGGGAGTCGAAGGACAGCCTATGATATATGGAAATCCATATGAGGCTCCGAAGAATTTTCTTCCACAAATCCCACAGCCAGACACAATACAACAGTGTAATGGTCTTGGAATGGGATTCACTCTGTTTAAGACAGAAATTTTTAAGGATGAGAGAATTCCTCGTCCCTGGTTTAAAACAGAACAATCTTATATTCCAGGGCAGGGAACAAAGGCTTATACACAGGATTTATATTTTTTTGAAAATGCTGCAAAATATGGATATAAATTTGCGTGTGACACTAGAGTTAAGGTAGGACATTATGACATTAACGAAGATATCGTGTGGTAGTGAAGGTGAAGAGATTAAAGTATCGCTTGCCTGTGGACAAAATAAACCGGATGGATTTATTGGAATTGATTGTGTTGATATTGATGGTGTTGATCTTGTTTGGAATCTAAACTACTATCCGTGGCCTATTGACGACGGGTCGGTAGATGAAATTGAATGTTCACACTATATTGAACATATTCCTTTTGATTGGCATGATGCTATTAATACAGCAACAAATGATATATATATTGATCCAGGCAAGACAGCGCCAAGAAAAGATGGACTTATAAAGTTTATGGATGAATGCTATCGAATTCTAAAGCCTGGTGGTAAAATGAGTGTAGTTTCTCCATACTACTCTAGTGTAAGAGCGTGGCAAGACCCAACACATAGACGTGCTATTTCAGAAAATACTTTTTTTTATTTTAATAAACAGTGGAGAGAGATGAATAAATTAGACCACTATGGAATTGATTCAAATTTCGATTTTCAGTGGGGATATTCTTGGATGGGAACATGGGGGCAGCGCCATGAAGAGGCTCGGGTATTTGCGACAGCGCAATATATTAATACAGTAGCAGATATCTACGTTACTCTTCAAAAAATTGCTTAATTTCAAGCACTCATGATATAATAAAAATATGAATCAATATGATTATTACACAGATATAACTGAGCAATTCACATTTCCGGCAGCGCCAGATGCAAGTTCTGCTGTTGCCACCGTATATTTTGAGTGGGGAGATGAGATTGTTGCGGAAACTACTGCTACACTAGTTAGCGGTAATACATACTCAATTGATGTTTCTGCCGAGTTGGTTGACTCATTTGGAGTTTGGAGGATTAAATGGGCATGTACCATAGGAGGTACGGCATTTTATGCCTATACAAATTTCAAAGTAGAGCGCCCTTACGTTTCAGAGGCTACATTTATGGCTGCCCATCCAGAATTCAATACCGCTGAATATACAGGATCGGTATTTGATAGAGCAGAAAGAATTGCAAGAGCAATAATTAATACATACACTGGACAGGATTTTCAGGGTGTAAAAAATAAACAATTAGTAATTGACGGAACAGGGAAGCGTAGCATTATGCTTCCCAATATTCTTAATTGGTTCACAGAAGTTTTGGTTGATGATATTGATTATACTGATGCTGTAGAACTTGATTATAATAGTAAAAGATATTTAAGATTAATGTCAGATTTTGACGTTGTTGACGGACCTATATCAATAACAAAGTTTCCAAAAGATATTCCTGTGTATATTACGGGAGATTGGGGATGGATTGATATTCCTTGGCAGGTAGAAGAGGCTGCAATATTATTGATCATTGATCTTCTAGATGATACAAGAAGAGAAAATCATCGCTATGGTGTTTCTAGAATTTGGCAGGACACAAATAGAATTGAACTTAAGGATGGTATTTTCGATACAACTGGAAATACTGATGTTGACGTATTGATCATGGATTTTGTATATTGGGTGCCTAGTTATGTCAGTTAAAAGAACAATAATGAGAATGCCGCATAAAGTTGATCTTTATGAAAAGTCTATTGAGGAAAATGATACCGGACAGAGTTTTGCTACTTGGTATTTATCAGAAGAGGAAATAAGATGTTTTGTGACGCCATCTGGCTCTGCTGCGAGTATTCGTGTTTCACCGACTGCGGAAGAGGCTGATTATCTAACTGTAATGCTTCCGTATGATACAAACGTATCATATACAACAAGATTTGATAATTTTTCAAATTTATATGGAGAAACTATTTATCCTGGCATATTTCAAGTTATTCAAATTGATCGCCATGTTTCTGCAATAACTGGACGAGTTGAATATCTTCAACTTAAGCTTAAGTCGGTGATTGAATGAGCGACGGATTTGATAGAATAATAAATAAAATAGATAATTTAGAGGCATCATCTCAAGGATATATTGTTGAACTTGCCATTGCTTCTAGAGCGGCTGCTGAGCAGGCATTAAATATGAAGTTGGGCGCTAAGGCCAAGCATTTTAAAGTCTCTGTAGAGAGCACAGGAGCGACCATTGCGGTCACAGTAGAGCCGATAGATGATGCTGGAAGGTTTATATATTACGGAACGGCACCACATCAGATTGTTGCAAAGTCTGGAAATGCCATGCCGATTGGTGGCGGAAACTTTTCTATGAAGGTTAACAACCCTGGCACAAATGGTATGAAGGATGAAATTGATGAAGTTGTATTGGCTGCTGTAATTGCTGCCAAAAGATTAATTGGCGGATTTGGAGGTAGGATATGATTTCGGTAGAACTGAATACAGCAGTTAAGGCTAAGTTTCAGACATTAGGCAGCCCCTATAATGCTATTAAATTTATCCCACTCTCTGCTTATGAAAACACAACCGCACCGCTTATTATTTATACGGAGTTCCCAGGAACTTTTAATGATGAGCAGTTTTTCATGAGCGTATCAAATGTAGTATATTCAATTTATGATAATAATATATCAAGGATGAAGGATATTGCTTATCAGTTAAATAAATTTCTAAATGTTGGAGATAGACTTGACGAAGTTAAAAGTTATTTAACAGTTCCTTATCAGGGTGTCAGCGGAGAAACAGCATATAGATATCGTATAACTGGATGCAGACAGGTTTCGGGATCGGCTGTAGCCCCTCCTGAAAGAGAAGGGTTTTCTGTTCAGACCTTAAATTTTAGAATAACCTATGTTGGGAATACAGGTGGAATATCATAACATTACATCTTATTGCTTTATAAGGAAATACGGGGTAGTCTATGTTTAAGGCGATAACCTATATTGGATACGACCATAAAAAGGTCGTGAAGATAAAAAACAGAGTTTACGAATTTGAGTGGCAGAAATCGGTAGGAATCGGTAGCCGCTTCGATGAAGTAGAATATGATCATGCCATAAAAATGTCCAAGTGGTGTGATAAAAAAGGACGAAAGGTATTCAAGCTTGAATAAAGGAGGTTCTAATGGCTATTACTTTTACTAACATTGTTGTCGGTGAGGGAACTATTTCTGTGGGTGCTAACTCAGGATCAGCAGTAGACTTGGGTGCTACTCAGGACGGTGCTGAAATTGCCTGGGAGCCAGATATGGTTGATATTGAGGTAGATCAGTTCGGTGACGCTGCAAGAATCGTACAGTCAAAGGTTAAAGTTTCTCTAAAGACTAAGTTGGCAGAGGGTACTCTAGAAAACCTATTGATTGCATGGAACATGCCAGACAGTGATTTGACAACTGGCGTAGGAACAAAGACTTTTAGTATTGGATTGTGGAGCACTTATCCACAGGAGAGATACCTAAAGTTGGTTGGTAACGCACCAGGCTCAACAGCATCAACTACATATTTGAGAACATATGAGTGCAATAGAGTTGTTTCATACTCTTCAAGTTCACATATGTTGAAGCGTTCAGAGAACGTTGCTTACCCTGTAGATTTCCGAATCCTACCTGATCCAACACAGACAGGTGCAGAGTACGGAACAATTGTTGACGAAACTGCCTGATAGGCAAAAAAAGAATTAAGTGTTACATAATGGGTCCGGAAACGGACCCATTATTATGATATAATAGTGAGATACTTTAAGGAGAGTGTGATATGAGTAATGAAGTAAGACGAGGGGTGGATGTTGAGTTCGCAGATAAGACACGAACAATCTATCCAGTATCATTGAAGCAGTTGAGAAAACTTCGTGGAGCAATGGAAAATATCAATTTTACAGATGATAGTCCATATCCAGATGAAGGAACTATTGACGCTATGGTAAAGGCTGCACAGATCGTGCTAGAAAAGGTCGATCCTGAATTGGCAGCCGATTATGAAAGAGTCGAAGATTTAGTAGACATTAAGGCTTTCAACAGTATGCTTGAAGCCGCAATGGGCGCAGACCCAAACGAGTAGGCGGGGGTTCTGAGTCGGGCGTGACATTCGATGACCTCCCTCTTATTGAATATGAGAGGGAGGTTTTTGCAGAATGCGGGGCCTGGAAGAATTTCATTGATTTGGAAGAATCTCTTAGCCTAGATGAGTTGCTTGAATTATATGAAGCGACTATTGAGCGTCAGAATCGACAGATGAAGATGATTGCTGCCGCTTGGGGTGCAGAGATTGACGAATCCCCATCAGAACGAGGTAATTCTAGACCGGCATATGCTATCGACCCAGCAAAGGGTGGAGAGGCTACGCCGCTATTTGGCGAGCAAGAAGTTGCAAGTTTGCCAATTAATCTAGGATATACTAAAATGAATGAATAAAGTGTGATTTTTGGATGGTGAGATATGAGTGAAGTTAAAGGCCCTGGTGGTGTTTTTAGTGAAAAGTTCAGACTAGAAATTGAAGCAGACGCAAAAAATGTAAGAACTGCTACAGAAGAACTAAGGCATCTACAGGCCGAATATAAAAAGTACCTAGCACTTCTAGCAAAGGCTCAGGCTCAAGGTAATAAGGGCATGGAGTCAATCCGCACAACAAGAGTTCAGGCTGAATACGCTAACCTTACAGGCCAGATGAAGAAGATGCTTTCGGTAAAAACTGCCGAAAAGCTTAAGAAAGAACAAAAGGCTTTTGAAGATTTAAGAGGCGAAGCGAAGAGACTTACTGAGCAGTATAAGCAGTTAGATGCTAGTAAGAACACATTTACAAGAGGCTTTGGCGGATTAAAAACCAAGCAAAATAAAGAAGATTTTAAGAAGTGGCAAGCGGCAATGAATTCTGCTGGACTTCCAATTGTTGGTCGTCCAAAATCTATTGAGATGGCAGTTGCCAACTTTAGAAATCTAAAATCATCACTCAATGATATAAATAAGGCCGGTATTGCAACCAAGGGAACGGTCACAGCACTTGAAACCGGACTTCCAAGCGCATTTAAATCTGGACTATCTTTTGCTCAAAGATTCCAGATTCAGTTGGGTGCTGTTAGAAAAGACCTAAACTCACTATTCTATAACCTGCACAATCATGCTAAGGATACACAATGGCTAGGACGCCAGATGATCCAGGGTATTACCGTTCCAGTTCTAGGACTTGGAGCAATGGCTTTATATGCATTTAATGATGTTAATAGATCAATGCTACAGGTTAAGAAGTTGTTCAATTTTGAGGGCGACTTTGAAGCAATGCAGAAAGATATTAGAGAGGTTGCTCATGAGTTTGCTTTGACAGACAATGCAGTAACAAAACTTTATGAGGATATTGCAGCCCTAGGTGTTAAAGACCCTGGCGAAATTAAGAAGTGGGCTGGTGGTGTAGCACAGATTGCACAGTTGGGCGATGTTAACCTAGGAGATGCAACTACTCTATTCAGAGTTATGAATGCTACATTTGCAAATGGTGATGTTGATAAAACTAATAAGATCATGGCAGAACTCAATGCTGTTGTAGACGAGTCATCAATTAGATTGAAAGACCTAGTTGCAACACTTCCAACTGCTGCACCAGTTATGAAGCAGTTGGGATTTGACGCTGCTGGAACTGCTATTGCGCTAACATCAATGTATAAGCGTGGTATCGACGCCAACGTTGCTGCTCACGCTTTATCATTTGGTATGCAAAGAATTGCTGTTCCAACAGCCAAGGGTAAGGAAGCGATGGATTCACTTGGAATTTCATTCTTCAATGCCGCTGGAATGTTCACTGATGCAGATAGAAATCTTGCAAACTTTGCTCTAACCGTAGAGAATCTTGCTCCGCAGGATAGGCTAAAGGTTCTTGGTGATATTTTCCAGACTAGACAGGCAAATAAGTTCTCAGCAATGTTTGAGGATATGGCAAAGGGACTTCACGAGATTCAAAACGCCAGCAAAGATGGAATAATTACAAAAGATGAATTTGCCACATTTACATCTGACTATGCAAGAACAATGGCTGCATCTGGAAAAATTGCAGTTGAGGGTATGGAAGATATTCAAAATAGATATGATAATCTATGGAAGAAATTCCGTGATGACCCAACAATGCAATTGGACAGATTGAAAGGTGATTTTAAGGCCATTTTAATTAGTCTTGGTAACCTAATAGTTCCAGCATTATTGCAAGCAGGAGAGAAGGTTCTTGCGTTCTTTGAAAAGTTAAACTCAATGCCAAACTTTGTAAAGAAGGGCATTGCCGCTGTTGTGCTTTTGGCCGCAGCAATGGGTCCAACTATTTATGCATTTGCTCAGTTGGAGCATTCAATTGCTACATTTGGTCGTATTGCAACCGCTGTTCTTCCAAAGGCATATAAAGATATTGACAAGGTTCAGGCAATTAAATTGTTTAATGAAAATCCTGACCGTACAGATATTGCCCAGGTTGGAAATAGATTTGTTAAGTTGAAGGAAGGAAAGGGCGCTCCAAAGGGTGGTAAGGTACTAACAAAAGATACTCTTGAGTTAACAGCGGCAGAGAAAAAACTTGAATTGCAACTTGATGCTACAAATGAAGAGATTCGTGAGCAGGCAGCATCATTAACTGCCGATTCAAAAGCGACTTCAAAAACAAGCGGAAGAACACAAAGGCTTGCTCGTGAAAAAGCGTTGCTTGAAGATCAGGTAAAAGAGGGAGAAAAAGCAAGAAAGAAGATTGAGAAATTTGCTGATAAAAAGACTGTATTATCTCCAAAGAAACTATTAAAGCTTGACAATCTTGTTAAAGATGGTGAAGATGCTGGTAAAAAACTTGAAAAGATGCTTGCCATAGAAGGAAGAAGATCGGGTAAAGCATGGGGGCTTGAAGCAACAAGAGGTATTAAGTCATCATTATCTTCTAAGTTATCAGGTATTGGGAAATTGTTCTCTAGATTAATGCCAAATGGAAAGGGAAATGGTCTTGGATCACTTATGGCTCAAGACTTCTCGCTTGCAAAAAAAGAGGCCAGTGGATTAAAAGGAGTTTTATCTGGACTGTTTGCTGGCGGCAAGACAGGCGCTACAGAGATGGGGTCATCAGTTATGAAGATGGCTCTTTCATTTGGCAAATTCACAGTTATAATTGGAGTTGTTATTGCTATTGGTGCATTGCTAATGACAATGTTCAAAGACTGGCAAAAAGGTTTTAAGATAATAAGAAATGTTATCGCACAGCCACTTGCAAATCTAAAAGAGGCGTTTTCAAGGCTTGGACAGGCATTTTCTGAAATTGGCGATAAATTCAAGGGGGTTATTGGAGAACTTGGCGGCGGAGATGGTCAAGGGAAGAACACTTTAGACTTCTGGCAAACCATTGGTAAATATATTGGTAAAGTAATCAATCTAGTTGCTGCATCAATAGCATTGCTTGCAGAGGGTGTTAAGGCTGCGTGGCCGCTAATTAGCGGTGTTGCGTATGTCGTAAAAGATGTTATTGCAATGGTATCTGCCGCTATATCAGGAGATTGGAATACAGCATTCCAATACTTCTTCGCAATTGTATATGAATTTATTCGTCCTGTAATTGGATTATTTGAACTTCTACTTAATGCTGTAATATGGACAATGCAGAGAATTGTCAATGTTGTATTCGGAGCGTTTAAGCCAGTTCAGGCATTGATTAATGGATTCCTTGGATTGTTTAGCGATGCAAAAATGACACTTGTTGACGATGCAGAAAAGAGTATTAACGATGCATTACAGGGGGCAGCCGATTTCAACCTAGTTGACTGGATGGATGATATGTTCAGAAACAATATGCCAAAGGTTGATATGGGCGATAATGTTGATGTTAATATTCCTGAGGATAAGGCAAAAGAAAGTGGAGATAATTTTGCTAATGACTTTACTAATCAAGCAAATGAAAGAATTCCTGATGCATTAGCAGAAGGTGTAAAAGATTGGCTTCCAGAGTGGCTATCTGCTGTAAAGAGCCGTCTACAGAAGCAGATCGAGGAATTGAAGAAGTCTGCTCAGAAGGCATTTGAGGCTTCTCAAAAGGCTCAGATGGATGCTCTAGATGGAAAGATTAAGGCAATTGATGACCTAGAAGAAGCAGAGCAGCGTCTATATGAAGAGCAGCAGTATATTGAGAAAAGAAAGGAAATGCTATATAAGCGTAGCATTGATATTCAGAATTATCAGAGAAATCGTGCCTTGGCAATTTATGAGGGACGAATTGATGATGCACGTATGCTTGATCTTGAGGAACAAAAAAATAAGCATGATTTTAATAAAGAACTAAAGAACCTTGAAGATGAAAGATCAAGAGCACTTCTAAAGCAGCAGAGAGATGCACAAAGAAAGGCTATTGAAAAAGAAAAAGAAGAGTTAGGAAAGAGACAGGAAATTGAGAAAGAGGCATTTGAAAAGTCTCTTGAGCAAATAACAGAGTATACTCCTAGAACAGTTGCCGAGTATGAAAAGATGCTTGGTGGAATCAGCGGCCTTGTTAATCAGTACGGTGGAGAGTGGCCTGTAGCGGCTGGTACTGCAATGACAAATATGGCCCTGGCATTCCAACAGGCCAATGAAGATATTCGTCAGGACTTCTCATGGAGTGGTCTTGCTTCAATAACATCATGGATGGCTGCATTTGCTGCTCCTGACGTTATTGAAATGCTTAGAGCGCAAAGCGCAGGAAACGGCTCTGCTGTTAAGGATGGGTTTGATTCTGGAATGGCCGGAATTGGTGATGATCCATTTGCAGAAATGAGAGATAATTCTAAGTTTACAATGGATGAGATGGGCAAGGATCTATTCGACTTCGGAAAGGATATTGGAAAGTTTTGGGACTCTATTGGTAGCGGCTCGTCAGTAAATCTTGATGCCATATTGAAAGATTTCTGGAATGGCGTAGAAGAAATTAAGGGATGGTTCGGAAGGCTTCCAGAGGCAGTTTTTGGAAGTCTAAGAAATGCTCTTGCGGGATGGGGAAATATAATATTTGAATTTATTGAGGGATTGATTGAAACTGGAAGGCAGGCTATTAATGCAATGCCCGGGCCTGATATTGCTCCGATTAAACTTCCACGATTCGACCGTGTATATGCAACCGGAGGTTTGGTAACAAATGGAATGACAGCATTGGCTGGTGAGGGTGCCTATCCAGAATTCGTAATTCCTACCGATCCTAAGTACCGCTCAAATGCTATGCGTCTAACTGGACAACTAGTTTCACAACTAAATGGTAAATCATATAGTCGTGCAGGAACATCATCTGCAACATTGAATGGAAATGTTGCAAGTGTAGCCGGTGCTGCTGCTGATGCCGCTGGAACAACATTCATTATTGACACAATGATCGGAGAGGAACAGTGGTTTAATAAGAATATGAAAAGATGGGACAAGACAGTTGCTGAAAAGAAGGCAACAGCAACAGGCTCTCAGAAGAGAGTTATTTCAAAGTATAATGATAACCAACGTGGAGGCTGGTCAAGATGAGTGTATTATTTTTCCCCGCAGCGATATGGGTAGATAACCAACCATTGACAGATCAGGGCAGAGCACCAGTTGAAGTCTCAAGAGATGAGCGATCAGATATTGTTGAACTTGCAACTGGTAAAAGAAAAAAATATATTAAGGCTATTAAACATACATTTAGAACAAGTTGGAGTTGGCTTGTAGACGAAGATTCTGATACAATTGATGGTGGTTATGCGAGAAAAAGTATTAAGGATAATTTCGGATATTCTGGCGACGTACACACGTTGAGATTCTTTGACGCAAATGGTGAGTGGACAGAATACACAGTTTTTGTCAGTGGATATAACGAAACCCTTATAAGACGTGATCCGAACAGCGGGCGTCATTTTTGGGAGGTTTCAATTGATTTCGAGGAACAGTGAGATAGATGATAACAGTTACAGATACATTAGCAGATGCAATAATTGACAACTCACAGTATGTAACTGCATCTATAACAGCACGATTTGCTGACAATAGATATAACGATAATATCGTATGGTCTAGTTCATCAGAGTTTTTTGAGAATCAAATTCTCAGAAACTCTCCATTTGTTTATTGGAGATTTGATGATCTTGTTTTTGCTCCTACAAAAACAGGCGATCTATCTGGAAATGGAATTTACGGAACTCTTACAGACGTTGCATATGCAGAATCAGCCATTCAGAGAATTTACAAGCCAATGGAACTTGTTTCAGATTCTTTTAACAGGGCAAATAGCACAGATGGTTTAGGCGCTCTTTCGTCAAACTCAAAATATGTATGGAACACAGACCCATTCACAATTTGGGGAATTGACACAAATGAAGCATATATTGTTGACAAAGACAACTCTTCAAACGCAGATGATCTAAGTTTTGCCTGGATTGATACAAATGGTCCTGATGGATATATTGAATGCACAATTGGTTCTGGAACTATTCCAGACGGATTCGGCCTTGTTTGTAGATATATCGACAGAAATAATTATATTGCATGGAAGTATACCCCTGGTGTTGGTACGCATTCGATTAGGCAGGTTGTTGACGGAACTGGAACAACACTAGATTTTGCTCTAGGAACATTTACAAATGGTGATGTTGTAAAATTTGAATTTGTCAATCAAGAGGTTAAAATATATAAAAATGGAACTTTAACTACTGTTGACACAGTAATAACAGATGATCAATTTTTAACAGCAACAAATCATGGAATGTTTATTGAGGCTGGCGTTGCAACATCTGTTGATGCACGCTGGAACTCAATTGAGATTGATACATATGATGTTATAGATTATGCCGGGACATTCAATGGGACAAGTTCTGTTGTAACGTCAACCACCCTTCCAACCACAATTCCTTATACAGATGATATTACAGTTGGAATGTGGATTAAGCCTACAGATATAAGTGCTCAATATTATTATGCATCAGAATGGGATGGTATTGCAACTCCAACGTTTGCAATTTTAAATGATGGAAGTAAACTATCATTCTTTCTTACAGATGATCTTGGAAATACAAATCAGTATGATACTTCTCCTGGCGCTCTACAACTCAATGAATGGTCTTTCTTTGTTGCAACAAAGAAAGATAATTTTGTAACATTATATGTCAATGGAAGTAGTGTAGGATCATATTATGCAAACTATAGCATATTAAATGATGGTACTGAAATTGCTGTCGGGGCAAATCCTGTTGGCTCAAATTATTCATATGGATATATTGATGAGTTCTTCGTTTTAAAATCAGGGCTTACAGATAGACAAGTTGAAATGATGTATAAGTGTGGTTTGAATACAGGAACATTTATAGGCGCTGGAAAACATTTTACTGCTGATCAGGCTATTAATGGATTTACTGAGGAATCTATCTCATGGGCAGTTCTAGACGGGCTGGATGAGTATGAAAATTGTATTGTTTCAAATGGTACTTATAAAGTTTTAAATAGCACAGTGGCTGCAAATTCAGAATATGGATGGTGGTCAAGGAGCAAGTCTGCTGCGACATTATTCACAGATGATGAAATTGCGTGGTTTGAATTTGATGAAAGAAAAGGGAATAAACTTATTGTATCAACTGGATATCTATATGGAAGATTGCAGGATATCAACTATTACTATAGATCGGCAGGAGTAATAACTTCTGGAACCGCTTCATTTGCCGAGGGTGAGTCAATTGTCGAGATTGACCTAGGCGCTGATTATGATATTGACGGCTTTGGAATAGAGATGGTTTCAACGTGGAACGACTCTGATTATGGAAGAATCTTTGAAGCCGATCTTGTCTATGATGTTGATATAACAGATTATATTGTGTCGTTTAACTTTACAAAGTCAAGAGAAAATTACGACTCAACATTGCCAATTGGGCTTACAGCATCTAATACTCTTAATATCACTCTTGATAATACAGAGTTAACATTTAATGCATTTGGTACAAATACACTCGCTCCATATATTGCTGATGGTACAGAATTCTTTGTAACTCTAGCATGGCAAACAGATGCGGGAGAAGAGTCTATAAAGGTTGTAGATTCTATGTATGCTGATTCATGGGATATATCTTCCAGCGGAATGACAGTAAGCGTGGATTGTAGAGACTGGTCAAAGTTTATTCAGGAAACCACAAATGATATTGGGTTTATGATGACAAATTCAACGGTCGGAAGGGCTGTTGATAAGGCGATGAAGTCTGCCGGATTCCCAGCAAGAAAGATTATATATTATGATACATACTATCATTCACTTGTTACAGATAGACCAATGGCTTTGTGGAGAATGTCAGATACAGATGGAGCGACAGTATCAGATGAGGGCGGGAACTTTGATGGAACCGCAACAGATATCTCGTTTATAACTCAGGGAGTGCAAAGCATTGTTCCTCAGTATCAGAATGCTCCTGCTTATACAATTGATAGAAACAATACATCTATATCTGATCCAGATAGACTACCATTCTATTCAACATCTTTTGATGGAACGGCAGATGGAAGTTATGAAATTCCAACAACAGCAGAATTAGATATTGAGGGTGATTTTACAATAGAATGTGTTGTTAAATTTGGCATGACACCGGGAGTAAGTGATCCATATTCATTTATAATTGGAAAACTAAGCGATGGTGCTGTTGATGGCTATGGAATAACGATGCATTATGTTAGTGCGGATGATAACAGACTTGAGTTTATAGTTGGAACTACTGGTGATGGTGGTTATATACTTAATAAGGTTTATACAGATGCAGAGGTTTTAGCGCAGCCAACTGTTCATATTGTGGCAAGAAAAAATGGAAGTGACGTTGAGTTATGGGTAGACGGGGTTTTGGAAGATTCAGGGATTTTGACTGACCCTGTTGTAGACACAACAACAAACTCACTCGGAATAGGCGCTGTATATACTTCATTGGGTGCTGCATATGCATGGGTTGGAACTTTAGGTCCAATTACAATGTGGAATAGACCACTCACAGATGCAGAGATAGCAAGACATTATACATCATACATGTTAGAAAAGATATATGTATTTAATTATCTATTTTTTATCGACTCAACACCTTGGGATGGTATGCTTGAGTTTGCAACAGCAGATGTTGGAATCTTCTATCTTGATGAAGATGGATACTTCAATTATGAATATGGAAATACATTCCACGAAACAGTCTTTGATAGACATAGAACATCACAGTATACAATAACTGACGAAGAGCATATTAAGGATGGAAGTTATAATGTTGAGGTACAAGCAAATAGAGTCATCGTAACTGTCAATCCGCTTATCACACTTAACACTGGATATGACAGTGTTTGGCGTGCCCAGGGTGGCGAATCATTGGCGGTGACAACGCTTACCGCTGATTGTGCAATTGATGCTTTATCAATTGATGTGACCGATACTGAAAATCCATTGTGGCTGACGGCGGGGTATCTAAAAATTGATGATGAAATTATAGGATATTCTGGAAAAACTCTTACGTCATTAACTGGACTAACAAGGGGGCTATTCGGAACAAAAGCAGCCACTCATTCTAACGGAGCATTAGTTAGAGAGACACGTCACTACGAAATAGAGTATAGTAGTAAGCCTGTGGTTGCTGTGAAGTATCCATTCCTCACAGCCAAAGAATTCGATATGCAGGCGGATATTGATAAGTTCGTTACTACTCCATTCAAGGCAGAGGTAATTGTTTCAGCGAATGAAACAAATGCTGAGGGAGACTTGGTAATTCTAGAAGGAAAAAATCCTGTTACAGATATTGAAAACTTCTTTGCAATTGCTGGTATTCCATTGGAGCCAAAGAAGAGTGATGAAAAGGTTGTTAAGGAAGTAAGAGAAATTTCTGCCGGGATTAAAAGATCAAGACCAAAAGAAATAACAATTGATAATCAGTTCATTCAAGATAAGGCATATGCATCACTTCTAGCAGAGTTTATATTGAAATACTTCGGTGTAAAGGTTCCAATTATAACAGTAGAGGTAACAGGAATTCCTCAGTTGCAACTTGGTGATCTTATCACCATTGAGAAATTTGAGAAATTGGGGATTTATAATGTTGACTGGTGGGTAATTGAATCATCAATGAATTTTGATGGTGGATTATCACAGACACTAACACTAAGGCAGTATACAGAGGGATTATAATGGGAGATTATACGGAAATATTCTTTGATCAAAATGAGCCATTAACAATTGATGATATGTCTGCTATCAGCAACAATCAGCAGTTCTTATATGAGAAAATTTATCAGCAGGCACCAAGGGGTGCGGTATTGTGGCACACAAATACTGGATCAATATCATGCTCCACAACAAATGCTTATACAACCCTAACAGGATTTTCTTTTACATGGACCCCTGAAAGTGATAGACTATATTTGTTACAATTTAGTTCAAATTACATATCTGCCGCTGCGGGGGCCGGAAATCAAAAACTTCACCTTGGAATATTTATTGGTGATAAGATAGTCGGAGTTGGTAGAAGTTCTTATATGGGTCCATCAACAACAAATCAGCCGATACATTTAGTTGGCATTGCAAACTCGCCACTTCCTGAGCCTACAACTGTTGAGGTAAGATATCTTCTTTCAGAGTCTACAGCGCCCTCTGCAAATGTTGTTGGGTCAGCAGCGTCACCAATAACGTTTTTGATTGAAGATATTGGCGGCTCTGTTACAACACTTGATTATGATAATATTACAATTGGAGATGGTTTGTATGGTTGATTATGCCTTTAAAGAAAATGAATATACGCAAATTAATACAGGAATTGCGACAAAACTGTCTCATGAGAATTTTACAAATATAAATAATAATATAAATTATCTTTACAATAAATATAAAAATGGCGCTAGAGGGGTTTTATATGCATATAAAATTACTGAGTCAGTAAATATTTCTGCTAATTCAGACTCTTCTTTTTCATATGTAAATATTCCATATGAAACTCCGACAATTTCTTTCGAATCTCAAAGAATATATTTGCTTGAGGTATATATACCATCTATTGTTTCTGAAAGTCTTGGCGGAGCAACGTATGAAACTATATCTATAAATTCTCAAACTGGTGTTGCGGTTCCAGATGCCATCATAACAGGTGCAAATGGATTTCAAAGAATTGATGCTGTCGGCTTATATCCAAGTATGAATGCACATTATTTTTTATTTTATAATTATAGTATTCCTAATAATAGAGATATATTTAATGATATTATAAAGCTAAATATATTTATTGTAACAGCATCAACAACAACGTCTAAATTGATATTAGAGCAACCTATTTTATTCTTAATAAGAGATATTGGAGAGTATTCAACATGGGTATAGAATATAATCAAATAATTTGGGAGATTGAGTCTGACATAGATAAGAATCTTTCAATTATAAATAAAAATAATGATGAATTATTAACTTTTGCTGATAAAATTTCAAAAGGTGTATTGCTTTGGGGATATCCAACATCAAATTTAAATATATCTGCAATAGCAATGACAACAAACTTATTAAGTAAAACATTTTGGGTTCCTCAAAATAATAGAATGATTAAAATTGTAATGTTTCCTACAACATTTAGTTGCTCTACCGCTGGTTATCCCTATAGCCAGCAGGTTGATTATTCAGTATTTATTGACGGTGTGCAGAAGATGCAAATTATTAGCGATTATTTTACAATAACAGACGGAACATCAAGAGGTTTTCGAAATGGTGGATTTGTATTATTAGACGATTTAACCGCTGGAAATCATACTATTGATGTATATGCAAAGAAGAGTAACGCTGGCGCTACAACTCCCGTATCAACATCTTTTGTTTATATAGAGGACATTGGTGAGGTAATTGCAGAATCATGACATTGATAAGTAGAAGAAATGATATTGAATGGAAACCACCTGGCGTTGGAGATACAAATCCAAATTTCAAGGGCGGTAGATATATAGATGATAAGGGATATATTAGAGTCCTTCGTCCAGAGCATCCCTTTAATAATAAGGGATATGTCTATGAACATAGACTTGTTGCTGAAAAGCATCTTGGGCGATACTTACAGCCGTGGGAGGTTGTTCATCATATTAATGAGATTAAACTTGATAATAGATGGGAGAACTTCTATCTGACAACTCCCGCAGAGCATTCTTCGATCCATCGTGAAGGAAAGAAGTATACAAAAGAGCGTCGTGAAGTTATGAGAAAACATGCCCAAAAACGTGTAGGGAATAGTAAGCGTAATAATGGCAAATTCACAAGATTGTCCGACACATTCGGCGCAGAAGTGGTAGACTAGTCGGACTTAAAGAAAGGTGACGTGTATGAAACATTTAGTCTTTGATGACGAAACACTAAACACGCCAACTAAGAACAGTGTTGAGAAACCTCGTAAGGAACCAAATTTCAAACCAACGGCAACGATAAAGCCAGGGCTAGAATGGGATGGGGAAAATGTCGAGGTAACTAGCGAGGTTTATGCAGAACCAGTTAAAGATTGGGATACGCTCCTAAATGAATTAGGTTACGATCCAGAACTTTATGAGGTTATTGAGCCTGTAAAGATTTCATCTTGGGATACACCAACAGAGGATGGAACTAAGAGACTATATTCTTATAAAACAAATATACGTGTAAAGAAATCTACAATTTACAGAGATGAAGATTATAAGGAATTAGTTGCTCAAATTAAGAAGCATAGACCTAAAAAGACTGATTTTGGTACAAAGGCGGGCGAGGGATATTTTGTAGTAAACCTCGCAGACTGGCAATTGGGTAAGGCTGATGGCGATGGAACATCTGGAACAGTTGAGAGAATTCTCAGAATGATTGATGATGTTGACGCTAGAATTGACGAACTTAAGAAGTCGGGAAGAAATATTGATACTCTTGTTGTAGCCCTTGTTGGTGATATGATTGAGAGTTGTGAGGGGCACTATCCCTCTCAGACGTTTACGGTTGAATTGAATCGTAGGCAGCAGAATAGATTGCTTAGAAGGCTGCTAACAAAAGCAATTACTACATGGGCTAAGAAGTTCAACAGAGTAATTGCACTAGCGGTTCCAGGGAATCACGGGGAGAATAGATCAAACGGCAAGGCATATACAACTAGAGGCGATAATGACGATGTTGCCTGTCTAGAAGCCGTATACGACATTCTCTCAGCAAATCCAGATGCGTATGGTCATGTTGAGTTTGTCATTCCTGAGGACGATATTTATGTGACATTGCAGTTGGGTAATAAGATAGTTGGATGGGCACATGGGCATATTACAAATGGCGGTGCTGATCCTCAGAAAAAGATTAAGGACTGGTGGAAAAATCAGGCTTTCTGTAAGGAACCAATTGGTGATGCAGATATTCTAGTATCTGCTCATTATCACCACTTTTATTGCATCGAATATGACGACGACAAGATTCATTTTGGCTGTCCAACGATTGAGAGCGAGTCAACTTGGTGGAAAGATTTGACAGGTGCAAACTCTCGTAAAGGCACGTTGACATTCGTTGTTGATGATTCACGACCATATCGTGATCTAGAGGTTATTTGAGGGGGTGAATAGATGGAAGCAGGAGTATTTGGAATCGCAGGATTGGCTGGTGTAATTCTTCCCTTCGTTATTTCTTTCCTAAAGGATACAACTTGGTCTACACAGATTAAGCATCTAGTATCCTTTGGTCTTTCAGCCGTAGTTGCATTTGGAATTACAGTTGTTGACAATGGAGTTGTTATTTCTAACTGGACAGAGTTCCTAGCAAATCTTGGTGTAATTTTTACAGTAGCAAATGTTGTTTATACTCAATACTTTAGTAATACGGAGTTGAACAAGAAGATTGAAAACGTCGGTGTCGGCGCTGGAAAGGCGGTGTAGCGATGTTTTGTAAAAGATGCGGAGGAAAGTTATACGAAGAAGAAATATTTACAGCAGATGACGATGTAACATATATGCAGATAGGATGTTACAATTGTCCAAATAAAATATATTGCTCTCTTAAGAAATGGAATAAATTTAAGAGAGATTTGCAAAAAGATATTCTAAGAATAAAGAGAGAAAAAAATGAAAGAAGTAAGGCTGCAAAAAAACAGGCTCTATCTTCTTCCTAGTGGTAGCATAGCAAGTGTCATAGCGGTGAATAAGACTGTTGAGAAAGTTTTTATTCATAACTATGACACTTCTGCTAATGAGGCAATTGACCTTGACTTTGCAAAAAAATTTTTCAAACCAATGTTTAAGATAGGCGAGGTAGCAAGGATGCTTGATAGGTCGCCTCAGACTTTAAGAAAGTACGAGCGTGAGGGTTTGATTGATAAGGCAAGACAGTTTAAGGCAGGGGAGGGAGTGATAAAGACGATAAGACTTTATTCCCCCGATGATATTGCCGATCTGTTAGAATTCTTTGCGGATCGACGTGGCCCAGGAAGGCCAGCCCTACACAATGTAGGAAAAGTAGACAAGGAAAAAG